TTAAAGAAGGCTGATTAAATTGCTTCGAATTAGAGCCGCGTGCTTCGGAACCATTAAGTCTAAACCAGCATCGATGAATTCGATGATTGCTTCACAGCATTCCTTAGAGAGGCATGCAAATTCTTTGGCGTTTGCCAACTCGAAGTCAGGGTGTCGAACCACCTTGGAAACGTCCAAGTAACTGTCATGCTTAACGAGTTCATGTATTCCTGCTGGAAGGAATAGTTGATCGCAGTCATGCGGGCGAGGATTCGTATTGATCCATAGGAAAAGTCCGTTAGCTATACAAACGCAAACGGCATATTTTTCTTTAGGTGGTTTGGTGAGTATTGTGTCTACAATGTAGACATGACCAAGCTTACAGGACGCCATAAGATGCGAATATCTCTGCTTCCTCTTTGATTTCGTCACTCACCCCATCAAGCATTTCGTCAAATGACATTATGCCGTTCAACGGTGCTTTTCGCCACGCGTTGTGCAGATGCGTTTCGTCAGAGATATCGCCGAACGAGCGACCTCTGCAGTGATTAATGGCCCAATCGAGACATTTCAGATCGGTCTTACTGAAGAAAGAAAGATCAGGCTTACGGTGAGGCGTATATGCAGGGTGCCCATATGCCCCTTCCGCAGGAGAGAGAGCAGCAGAAATCAAATCTCGCTCTGGCTCTGGAACATTCTGTTTCAAAGCGTCATAGGCATAGGACGGCACAGGGCCATTTTCCATTGCTATGAAGCAATCGCCAACAATAGGTCGTCCGAATGAACGAAGATGCTCACGTTCAGCAAAGTAAAGAGTTTTTAGGGCATGGAAACGCCCAGCTTCTCCATACCGTGAAATGATATAGAGGAGTGCTTCAACTGCCTTTTCTTTATCAACCGTGAATTTCAAAGCCCTTAACCCTGCCGATTTGAATTTGAACACCGACTTGCGCGTGCGTAACACAACCTCAGTGAGTCGTAAAATCACATCTATCCACAGGTAATACACAAAAGAGGAAAGACAATGACACGATGCTTCCACTCGGAGACGCTTTTGTTGATCGGGCAGTAAGAGCCACATCTCTAAAGCTCTCGCAATTTAAAACTCATTCTCAGGCCGCCTTTGGGCGGCTTTTTTTATGGAGGCGCCTATGCTTGGCACCGGTAGAGCTGAAGCGATCACTGATCGACATATAGCGACTCTTGCAGATCAGCTCGGAGTTCACCCTGCAGATATCGAAGCAATCTCGGAAGTCGAGAGCAATGGCTTTGGTTGGTTTCCAGATGGGCGCATCAAGATCCTTTTCGAGAAACACTGGTTTTACAAGTTGATTCCCACGTCGCTGCGAGTTGCGGCGGTTAAAGCCGGGCTTGCACGCAAGGATTGAATCTCTCCTGCGAAGGGCGGTTACAAAGAGCAAGACATGGCCGCCGCTACCCCGGCTCGCAGCGGACGATCAAATGTAGCATGAGGGCGTTGAAATCAATCAAGCTGCCCGTGCCCCCTACGCTTCTGGCTTTCAGCGCCGCCGTTCTGTTTTTGCGGGCCGATTGACGTCTTCTCAGATCGCCCCGTGCTGCCGCAAACATTAAATTTCAATGATTTAACTGGCATTCCTCAACCCCAAAGGGAGGAACCCCCTTTAAACAAATAACTTCGCCGATTATCTGGGGTGCTGCGCCCCGCAGGCCAGGCAAGACATATACGGTCCCTAAAGCTTTCTCGATACATCGCATTTGCCCTAGAGCGGGTCATGGGAGAGTGTTTGCAACTCTTCATGTGGGTGTAGACCACTCACAACTAGCGCCTCTCTATGGGCTTCTATGTGGCTTTGCACTTATCGGCTTCTAACCTGGCATTTATGCCTATGCATGCCCTGACCTATACACACCCCATACCAAGGCTATGGCCTAGTCAGGCATGGGTTGCTTATCTGGGTGCATGGGTAGCAGGCAAGGCGTGATTGATGCTGATCGGTATGGCGTAAGGCACAAGCCTTTGGGTCTTGCATTGGCTTGCTTGTGCTGCAGTGCGTGCATATCGCCTATCAGCATTGGCCACCGACGAACCACCTAGCGGGCGGGTCAATGAGAGCGGCCAGAGGATCTTTCGCACGGCGTTCACACTCGATGAAGTATTGTCTAACTTCCTTGCCTTTTGATGTGCGCTCGACCATGCCAAGCTCTTTACCCATATCGAGGGTGATGAAGTAATCGTTCTGTCTTCCACCGCCCGGTAAATTTTTACCGACCGTCACAAAATCCACGTTTTCGGTAAATCCAAAGTCATCAATGCGGTTTTTGATCCAATTGCGGAACTCGGATTTCACGCCCAAGAATGCGTGCAAGTCACGGGCATTAACCGTCTGGACCGAGCCTTCGCCAATATACTACACAAGAGAAACCCCGCCGAAGCAGGGCACCGTGCGCCTACAGCGTTTGAACCGATAGCGGTGGAAACCGGTCGGGCGGATAAATATCCGGGCGAAGCACACAACAAGGGATACCCGTTAGAGCTTCCACGTCCAATACGCGTTCGGCGGGAATTCGTGTCCACCGGTAAATCGCGGGGTGCTTGATCCCAAGTGCCCGTGCAAGAACAGTGACACCACCAGCATTCTCAATTGCAAGCCTCACCTGAGCTTGCAGGGATGCGACGTCAACGGTGCTCACCGGAAAAGATGATAATGTTTTGCGCTGGGGTGCTTCCAGCTTTGATTGGGTTGGCTCACTATCTTCACTCGCAGCGGCGATTTCCTGCAACCATCTGGCGACGTCGTCTTCTCGCCAACGAACGCACGTCGGACTCAGTTTCAGAGGTCGGGGGAAATTTTGCTCGTCCATCCATTTGTAGACCGTCGATTTCTTCACACCGATTTTTTCGCAAACCTCATCGATTTTTAGCAGAGTGGGTATTTCCGTCATGGCATCCTTTGCTCCTGCTTAATGATATCCGGTCCATATCCTGTTTAACGAGGGAAGCAAGTTCCTATAATAGCCCCTCACAGTGCCTTACTTTAAGCCTGGAATTTTCTGAGTGGAGAATTGTTCTTAAATAACTGTTTTTTCTTGCCTTTTTCGACATTTTTCATTGATAAAATCTTGAGATCTGAATAATATTTATTTACGAAAAGGGGCGCGATACAATGACTTTCAACGGCAAAACTAGAATATGTCTCGGCGATACTGACAGCGGCAATTTCGTATCGCTTTCACTGAAGTTAGCAAACCGCCATGGTGTCATTGCTGGAGCGACCGGCACCGGCAAGACGGTGACGATGCAGGCAATGATTGAGCAGTTCTCACGCGCTGGCGTGCCAGTCTTTGCGGCCGACATCAAAAGCGATCTCTCTGGAATCGCTGTCAAAGGCCAGCCAGGTGCCATCGCTGACCGTTATGCCGAAATGGTTGGCTCCTACACTCCAGGCGCTTGCCCGGTTCAATTCTGGGATATCTACGGCGAGCATGGTGCTCCTATCCGTACCTCTGTGCAGGAAATGGGCACACAGTTGCTCTCGACCATGCTGCAATTAAACCAGACGCAAGCTGGCGCGCTCGAAATAGCGTTCCGAATTGCTGAGGATGAAAAGAGCTATTTGCTCACACTGAGCGATTTGCGCTGGTCGCTGAATTCAATGCTTGAGGAACGCGAAGACGTCAGCCGTCGCTATGGCAACGTGACAGCATCCTCGATTTCAGCAATTCAACGCAACATTCTATCGCTGGAAGCGCAAGGCGGGGATAGGCTGTTTGGCGAGCCTCCATTCGAAATTGCAGACTTCCTGCGAACCGATGCGGCTGGTCGCGGTGTAGTAAGCCTTCTTGATGCAACTCAGCTCATTGAAGCACCACGCGCATATGCAACGTTGCTTCTGTTCCTGCTCACTAAACTGTTCAGAGAATTGCCGGAAGTCGGTGATTTGGATAAGCCGAAACTCGTTTTCTTCTTCGATGAGGCTCATCTGCTGTTCAAGGACGCGCCTAAGCCGCTGCTCGAAAGTATCGAACGGCTGGTACGCCTGGTCCGATCGAAAGGAGTTGGCGTTTTCTTTGCCTCTCAGGCCGCTTCCGATATTCCGGAGACGGTACTGGCACAGCTCGGCACCCGAATTCAGCATGCTTTGCGGGCCTACACACCTTCGAGCCAGCGCATGGTGAAAGCAACCGTTGCCGCTTTCCGTGTAAACCCGGCTCTGGACGCATCCGCGGCGATTACATCGATGGGAATTGGTGAAGCGCTGGTATCTGTTATGAGTGAGGGCAACATCCCATCACCAGTTGAACGCGTCCGCATCTTGCCACCACGCGCACAAGTCGGGCCGATTAGCGGCGCAGTACGTACTGATTTACTTCAGCAGTCTGAAATCTATCTCAAATTCTCCAAAGAACTGCCCGATTTTGAGCAGGCAGGTAATTTCCGCAATCGAATGCTTGTGAAAAGAGGATTCCAGCCCATTGCAACCGACCTAATCAAATCGACAGTTGCCGCCAATTGGACCGAGATATTGAGCCCCTACGAGCAGAATATCTATGCGAGCAAACAGCATGTCCACTCAATGTCTGCGCGCATTCTCTTGGGTATATTTTTTGCTGGATGCACGTTGATCGCGGGATCATTATATTTTCAATAGGTCGAACGTAACTAGCTGAGAGATCGGGGCTAATGTTCTACAGTGCGATTAGCTTCGGAACCGAGTTAATGGTGTACGCAACGGCCAGATAAGATCACTTGACGAGTTTGACTGCCGCAATCCATATAGATCTTGCAAATGCTTGGGGATGGAGAGACAGTTCTCTCCACTGGTATAATCGAGGGTAATATGAGAAAGTTAGTTTTGGCCGCAGCACTGACGGCTTGTGCAACGGGCGCAGTGGCAGCTGATCTGGGTGTCGCTTTTGAATGGGGGCCGACAAAGAAGTGTTTTGACCCGAAGTCGCCTCCTATATCAGTCTCAAGTGTACCTGCAGGGACTAAGACACTTGAAATCAAAATGATCGATAAAAATGCGACAGGTTTTAACCACGGCGGCGGCAAGGTTGCATACTCTGGTAAGGCGCAGCTGCCCTATGGTGCATTCCGCTATAAGGGCCCATGCCCGCCAGAAGGCACCCATTTCTACAAGATCACTGTGAATGCGCTTGATGCGTCAGGCAAGAAGCTTGCTTCCGGATCTGCAACGAAACCATTCTCGAAGTAGCTCTTCGTCTACCAACCATTATCAACCCCGCTTTGGCGGGGTTTGTATGTTGGATTTATGCTTTGGACTACATCCTGCCCAAACCTGAAGGCTTGACGGCGTGGCTGGAGTAAACTCGTGATACGAAAGCGAGCGAGTTCGAGGTTAACTTAAACACAGATGCCGCACTCAAATTAGGCTGGGCTTCTTGTCCAAACGGGGATTGATCCCTATGTGCCATCCATCCTGAAGGACAGCACATAGGGCGTGTTAGTTGCCGACACCCGCGCTTGGTGCGAGATCAACTCGTGGATATGTTTGGCTATGGTGTAAGTTGGTGATCTGAGAAGGACCTGTTGAGCTGGCTTTCTAAATCTGCGGCTTTTCGGCTCACTGCGCCGCCCAAACCTTGCAGTTCAGATCGGAATTGACGCACAAGCAACAGTGCCGCTTGAAGAGGGCCGATGTCAATCGTCGGCTTTCCCTCTACACTCAGCGCAGTCTGCATGTCCTGCCCCGCTTGTTGTGCCGCTGCAACGGCCTCTGTTTGATCGACTGGAGCAGTCGCCAGAGGGCCGTCGATAAAATCATTCAAAGATTGCAGTCGTCTGCCGTCCGCGGTTGCCGCATCGTGAGCACCAGGCTTGCGATCTTTTACGGCGTCCATAAGCATTCCGGCAAGCGTGGTCACATTCTCCCAAGCGCTTGGAAGCTGTGCAGGTTGTCCGCCCGCAGCCTCAATGACACCGCTTGTCGCTGCGTCTGCGCCATCATGCAGAATCTTACCACCTTCAAACGCTGCGTATAGAAGCGCTGCAACTCCTAGCGCGTTGCCTTTGGTGGGTTTCTTATTGTCTGTAGGGGATGTAGGCGTCCCACCGCCTCCAACGCCAAAACGAGCGGCCGCAGCGTCAAGAGCCGCCGCGGACCCTTTCAGCGCCGTACCGGCCGTGATCAAATCCCAGCCCGCTTTCCCCAACATAGCGACTGGTCCACCCACAGCGACTGTCCCACCGACTGCTAACCCGCCCCAAGCAGCGGGATTACCGTCCCGAAGTGACTGCTGGAAGTTATTGATCACGCTCGCCATGGTATTCAACCCAGACGAAATCGCATCCATCGGCATAACAGCAGCTGAAAGGTTAGACATGGCATCTTTAAACGCATCGAACGCAGCAAACGGGTTTTCAGACTGAATGGTGTCAGCTGCCCTTAAACCGTAAGCATTGTCACCGCGTTTTTCTTTCTGGCGCTTGTACTGGTCGAACTGCTCCATCGCGGCGAACAACATATCGCCAGCAAGTCTATTGCCGACAATGTTGCCAACATAAGATGCCATATCGCCCGCGTTGTTAACGTCAACGCCTCTCTTCTCGAGTGCAGGCTTAAGTACGCCGTCCATCCATTCTAGCGGGTTCGCATAGAAACGATCAGCCTGCGTGAGCTTGCCCTTTTCTACAATTTTGCCCTTCTTGTTTCGGACGACACCTTCTCTCAGACCAAGCTCATCCTGAAGAGATAACTGTTCAAGTGGAGTGCGACCAGTTGCGAGGTTGTCAAACGCCGCACGGATTTTACCACCGGCATCAGAACCACCTGTTTCTCCTGCCATAAAAGGCAACCACATCGAGATGAAGTCTTTGCCATACGCTTTACCCGGCGCACGAGCAAATTTGATCGCCTGCGCATAGCCCTCCGGAGAAATATCCTGACCGATGACCTGCTGAGACCGTACGTAGCCATCCAGCATTTTTGTATAAAGCTCAGGGTCTTGAACACCCATGTTATCCATGGCCTTGTTGAAGACACGCAGACCGTTAATCGCTCCTTCTTTGCCAAAGGGACCTTTAAGGACGAGCATAGCCCGCATCATGGGATCTGCCATGCTTAGAGCGGTGTCGGTATTGATCGCATTGAGAGATGAGTCTTTAAGAACCTCAAGCACTTCGGCTCTGTTCAGATTGTATTTCGAGACGTACTTATCTGCAGAAGTATCGATCTTTCCGCGCTCGCCTTCTGACAAGCCAGCATATTTCATTTCAGCTTGCTGAACACGTTCATTCGATGCCGCAATCAGGGCTCCGCGCCCGCCACGCGCCAGCGCATGCGTGGCTCCATAAACGCCAAGTGTGCCTGCGCCGAACCGAGCAGCTTCGCGGAAACGCCGCATTGCAGAGGTTTGCCCCTCCTCGAGACGTTTCCACTCTGCCCGAACAGCGGTCAGATGCGTCACTGTTGATTGACGCCAGACTGCAATGTCGTTCTTACGCATAGCGGCGGTGAGATTGCGAGATTGAAAGCTTTTCACCAGGCCATCCCAGCTTCTCTGCACGAGATCCATTTCGCGAGGCGTCGCTTTCAATTTATCAAGCTGGCGTTGCAAGCCCATTCCCCAAGAAGCCGAATTCAGCCGCTTGGAATCCTGTTCGATGTTTCGAAGCGCATTGCTGACGGTCTGAGCTTCTTTTGTATCGGCTTTCACCCTGAGCAAAAGCTCGCCGATTAATGTCCGTGCCATTCTGGCCTCCGTTGTAGAATTCCATCGAATTCTAGCGGTGGAGATTACAATGGCACTTGGTCGAATCCGGCAAATGCGTCGCGTAAATTCAAGGCTGAAACGAATAAGCCCCGCTCTGTGAAGCCATTCGAAGCATAGAGCGGGGCTATAATGGCTAGATGCGAACCGTGTGCCGGTATGCGAGTTTCATGTCGTCAAGCATCGTTTTCAGGTCACCTGAAACAAGCGCTTCAAACTCATTAGCAATTTGTCGGGCAGCATAATCAGAGGAGACCATCTCGCGGTATTCCGAAGATCCGAATAAGTCATAATGCAACATGTTTTTCGCCGCTACCGCACAGGTCATCAGGATGGCCGCAAGCTTCTCGTATTCGGTTGCTAAAGCTTCAACACGCTCGCTATGTTCAGAAATTGACTCCTGAAAATCGGTTTGGGCAGATGATACGGCTTTGCGGCGTTCTTCGATTACTTGTCTGCGGGCCTCATGCCTGATTTTCTGATTTTGTGCCTTTTGATAACGCTCTTCAAGCGCATCAATTTTAGCCTGAACATCGTCAACCGAGTGTACCGCACTTCCAAACTTTGCTGACTCGAGCTGGACTTGCAGCGAGCGACGCTGGTCTTCGTATTGGAGGGGGGCAAAAGTAATTTCCTGATCTTCATCCGGAACATTCCGCCGATTGTAAGCTTCCAACATTACTGTATGTGCACGAATGGAATGTTCGGACAGCGGAGCATTCACCGTGTCAACCAGCAGCTTTACGAGATCCGCAGCAACAGCTGAATCCTTCAAACTTTCGACCGTGGACGTATTCCTTTGCTTGTTGGAAGTGCCGGACGCCAGTGCTGCCAGCGCCGCAGCTTCCATCGGCGTGAGCGGGTTCTTTTTGCTGGAAGGTTGCACCAACTTTTGAACGACTTTGGCCATAGTGCCAACGCCGTCGGCGTGACTGACTGGCGAATTTCTCAATGCGGGAGTCATCATTAGTGTAATCCTCCACGCGACCGGTTACCAATTTCTTCAGCAGCTACCTCGAGTAACCGGACGGCTTCGCCAACAGACAAATCCGTTTGCAACGCTACGGTCTTGGCCGCATGTGGCATACGCTTGCCAACATCACTGTTTAGAATTTCGGAAATACGGACGCGTTCATTATCGTACATTTTCGGCCTCGAATTTTGCGTTAAGCTTCTCGACGGCATTCGTCATTGCTCGGCGACCTGTAGCGGATGGCGCGCTGTCTGCTGCGCCAAGTGTTCCAGCATTTGCCTTTCGGCGAAAGTAAGCATCCTCTGGGGACAATTGCCGCTCAGCATTCGACTGATAAGCAGTTTGAGAAATATTCATCGCTTCCAACGCTGCCTCAGCGCTCATATCGGTATTGAAAGCGAAATGCTGCGCTAACTCAGGTGCCCGGCGCCCAATTTCAGATGTCAGAATTGCTTTGAGGCGATCTTTCTGGGCAGTATCAGATAGCTGAGCGCCATTATTGAAACTATTCATATTGGCTGTCCTCCGTGAGGTGATTTTGGAATTGGGGGTGGACTTCTGCAGGTCAGCTAGGACCTGTTCGAACTGTCCGACTTTATCGGCCATGCCGAGGGCTACGGCTTTCGCGCCGATCTCCACCCCGCCAGAACCGAATTTCTGCTTCACGGTGTCCTCAGAGACCCCGCGGTTGCGCGCTACGGCCGAGATGAAAACCGTTTCGAGATCGTCAACGATCTGCTGAATTCGGGATCTGCCAGCATCAGTCTCCACGTCCGGACGCTTGCCCGGCGCGTTGGAGGAGACGATTTCAGTGCCCTTCTCAGTGTTTTTCGGAATGGTCATGACGACGCCGATGGAGCCGACCATTGAGCTATCGCTCATGACAATTCTGTCAGCGGCAGATGCAATCCAATACGCTGCAGAACAAGCCGCGCCGGTCACGTATGCGGTGATTGGCTTTTTGCCCCGTGCTTCGAAGACAGCTTGCGCAAACTCGTCGCAGCCTGAAGCCATCCCGCCCGGCGAGTCGATATTGAGGCAAATTGCCTTGATGGCAGGGTTATCAAACGCCGCTTGTAAATCACGGCTCAGGATGTCGTATGACGTCGCTCCGCAGATCTCGACAAACAAATTGGCTCGCTTGAACAGCGCGCCATGCACGTTCAGGATTGCGACGTCACCGCGCTTGGTTGCCCGTTCAGAACGCTCGAGACGATTAGCGCGGTATTTCTCAAGCGTTTCTGGTGTCCATTCGCTTTCCCGCGCTGCAATGGCCAGCAGATCTTCCAAATTTTGTGGCAAGATGAGCCACGGCGCCGAAAGCACAGCTTCTAAGACTTTCATACTGAAAATCTCCCGTCGGTCACCGGAATTCCCGCGACGGCAGGATTATCGATCATGTCGTCAGTTTCAAAGACGGATCTCAGGTCAGGCTGGCGGTAGGCTGCAACAGCGGCCGAATAACGAACGACTAATTCATTGATTGACAGACCAGCACGTGCGGCCTGCTGTTCGAGTGCGGCGCGCAGTGCAGCAGAGACCGTGACAGGTCGAAGCGGCAATGCGGCCGTTTCAGTATTGGGAAGGGACATTTTGTCTTTCTCCAAGGTTGATCTTGGAGCAACGATATAAGAGCGCCGCACCGGGAGAAATTCTCCCGATCCGGCAGATCCGGCGTTTACATCAAGCAGCAGTTTTCAAGATTTGCCTGACCGCGTGAAAGTACCGAGCTACCGAGGGATGACTTCGTTCGTCGCCGCGTAAAAGTTCCAGCGCTGTTTCATCGCCATGAATCAGCATCAAGAAAGCCGCGGCATGAATCCGGATTGAAGCTGACGGGCTAACTTGCTGGGCTATACGATACTCACGGCACAGCCGCCGTACCGCTCGATCGGACAAGCCTGACACGAACGTAGCCTCTTTGACGCACAATGTAACGTCAGATGGATGGAAAATTAGTGGCAGATTATTCAGCATGCCGTCACTTCCTCCCGTCCATAATCGCGGCGTAAAGATCGTCTTTCGCGGCATAAAACGCCGTCCGTCTGATGAAATCTTCCGGCGTAACGTTAAGTCGCTTTGCGCGTCGGTGAATGACGAGCCGCTCGTTGTAAGACAGCGGAAACGTGATAAAAGCCGATTTTTGGGCTCGACTGCGGCGGGGTAGCCGCCAACGATACCAGACGGCCCTAATTGTTGCCGGATGTGTTCCGTCTCCAAGGATCTCGGCGATTTCTTTAGAGGATCTGCCACGACCGGTCCAAAAAGCGATCTGGCCAATTTTTCGGGAGCTCCACTTTTTTACAGGTGTGCGTTTTGGCTTTTTCATAACGTTGAACCCTCCTGCATAGCCGTCGGACTCATGACGACAGTCAGATCACCTGCGAGCAACTCCGCACGCTCAATAAACGCATCGATTAGAGCACTTGCTTCGGTATCGGGGACTCCAGCTCCACCCATCGAGTTTTGCAATGCCGCTTTCAGATGATCCCGGTACGAGCCCAGCAACGGAACATTTGTGCGTTCAGCCAGAGCTAAGCCAGCAAAAGCGAGCGCATTCATCTGAACAAAAAGCTCGTGACCCAACATCGTGCGAATTTGCCTAGTGGCGTTTTTTCTCCGTCGGCCGAACTTGCTCATTGCACTGCTCCCTTAGAGATTAAGGTTTCGGGTGAAGTTCCAAGCAGTGATGCTTCGATCTCCGCCACAAACGGAGCAATCCGTTCCATCAGAGTCTGGAACCAGTGAAATGCTTCCGCGTTCGACATCCCGGACTCGAAAAGAGATCCGCAAATGGTAAGACGAAGCGTATCCGTGAAGCGATCCAGGATTGATTCCTGCGAGTCGTCCGCGATGATGCAAACCCCAGCGAGAGCTAGAGCAACGGTGTTTGCGAAGAGATCGGAGGCCAGCATCACCTCCAGCGCCTGTCGTTGAATTTTCTGAGTTTTCATGCAGCTTCTCCGATGTCTGCGTCGTCTTCATCCGGTGCCAACCAGACCGCCAGACGGCGAAGAGCCAGAATGTGCCAGCTGTCCGGTGTCGACCTCGACATCAACTCGCGAGCAACGTCACGCAAGTATGCGATTGGGTCCGCCGCGCTTTTGGCATCAAATAAGAACAAGCCAAGGCGCGAGTCCGCTTTCTCGTTGCCGGTGGAGCCGCCGAAAGGTTCGTCCGGAATGTGCCGAACGGTTTCGTCGCCGATGTACTGCCTGACGGCTGCACGTGCGTCGCTTGTTCTGGATAGCAAATTACTGTTAATCACGCACGTTTCCTCTCTTCGGAGAATGGAAGGAATGGCAACAAGGTGCCGTCTAAATTAGGTCGGTAGCCCATCTCCAAAAGATCAAGATAGCGATGGACGCGCTCATCAATCTGCGCGCGAATATCAATCACTTGCCCCATTGGCGGACGCTTGGCGTCCTGTTCGTCGGCCCATGCAAAGAGGTCCATCAGCTTGCCTCCCTTTCCAGGTGCTCATTTTCGTCTGCCTTAAGACGAGCTGTCAGAAATGCCGGATCTAGAATTCCGTTCGCCAGTCGGTGAATGAGAAACGTTTTAATATGATCCGGTAGGTGGTGAGCTACATTTTCAATGAAAAGCTGAGCGAGTTCCACACTGCTTGGAATTTCAAATGGTGTATTGGAAGCTTCCTTGTCAAAGCGATGAATATTAAACTTCGCAAGTTCACCTTCGTAAGTTCCTTTATTAAGTTTACCCGTCACCGGTGTCGGTTCATGACCCGCCACTCCTGTCGGTTCATGACTACGCTCTAGTGTCGGTTCACTATATGAGTGACCCGCCACTCTTGTCGGTTCACTTTGAGCAGAGTTGCGATGATCCTTTCTTTTCGCCCACTCTTCTTTGCGATACTCGCGCTTCGCGTCTGCCATCTCATCAATGAAATTAATCTTTGATAAAAGTACGCGGAACACATAGTGATTGGTGCATGTCTTGCCGCGTCTCTTCACCTCAAACCACCCAGACTGTGCGAGTTTAGGTACCAACCGTTCAACCGTGCGAACGCTGCAATCAACTTCATCTGCGATGGTTTGGTATGACGGATCACAGCGACCGGTTTCAAAATTCAGGCAATCCAGAAGATAGTAGGCGATTTCTTTCGCGGTCTTGTTCAGACGACTGTCACGATCACGCCGTATCCAGCGCCGGAATTGTGCAATGGCACTGTTAAACTCTCTTCGATAAATTGCCTTGGTTTCTTCAATCTTGCTTTCCGAAAGGCCTTTGGTTTGCTCGGAAAAGTTAGTGGGCAAGATTGGAATCCAACAATAACCGTTTTCGTCTGGCTGGCTCATGTTGGCGCCACCTCATCGGAGGCGGCGCCGTGATAGCCATTCGCGATTGCGCAAAGGCGCAAAGCAATGGTAATGCTGTCGTAATTCATTCTCTGTCCTTGTGCGGATTGGTTTGAATTCCGGCTCGGCATTGAGGCTGCAACCTCTGCCGAGCCTTTTGCTTTCTGGGTCATCTCACTAACCTCCAATGTTGGCGCGAAGGCCAAGGCTTGCAGCCAGCGGTGCGACCGGCACCACAATTCTTCCGCCCACTTTGATTGTCTGAAAATCACCGCGCTTAGCGGCGTCATATGCAGAGCAACGGCCAAGACCGAAAAATAGCTTTCCTGCATCAACGACCGAAATTGTTGGCTTCGTAAGGGCTTCCTGTAGCGTCATTTCCGATCCTATCTGTTATAAGCGTCATCAGCGCTGCTTGTGCCGATATTGGGTTGTTAAGATATTTTTCATCGTTTCGCAATAGGGATTGTGCTACTTGTGCCGATTTTGTATGAGTTGGTGATAGAAAGGGCGATCAAGATGGTTAAGCCGCGTGAAAACAGAATTCCGATTATGATGTCGGACGAAGAGCTAGAGGCTGTGGATGATTGGCGTTTTAAAAACCGCATCGCCACTCGATCCGAAGCGGTTAGGCGTCTCTGCCAGATTGGGATTGCTTTAGAACCGTTAATCGAGAAGGCTGATCAATACGCGAAGGAAACTATGGAAAATTGGCCCGCACGCCCTGAAATTAGCGGCAAGAACATTTTGCATTCATTTTTGATGGCGAAAGTACTCGCAACGCTGAAGACCGGAGATTCTGTTGAAGATGCCCTCTCACAAGCGAAAGAAGAAATAAGGCTGGACGAGAGCATTGACGAAATATTTCAGGCTAAAGATTAGGGGAACAATATGAAAGGTCATATCCGCGAACGCTCGCCCGGAAAATGGGCGATAGTTATTGATGTTCCAGATCCTGAAACAGGAGAGCGCCGCCGTAAGTGGCACACGTTCCACGGTACAAAGAGACAGGCCGAAACTGAATGTGCTCGTCTGATCGCTGAACTGGATGGCGGCAACTACATCGAACCATCCAAAACGACAGTGCGGGAATATTTCACCCGCTGGCTGGCGCATGAGAAGGCCAATATCGCACCTAAAACACATCAACGCTATGAAGAATTGCTGCTCAAAAATATCGCGCCTGTCATCGGATCGGTCACTCTCAATAAGCTGACTGCTGCCAGAATAGACGGTTGCTGGGCGCATTTGCTTGAGAGTGGGCGAAGGGACGGGAAGGGCGGTCTATCGCCTCGCACCGTGCATCATTGCCGCCGTGTGATGCTGACAGCTATGGATCAGGCATTGAAGTGGGATTTGCTTAAAAAGAACCCTGTCGCACTGACGCGTCCGCCAAAGGTCGAGAAGGTTAGTATGGATGCGTACACCGCTGCACAGACAGCCGTACTGATTGAGGAACTGCGTTCGACGCGGGTTTTCATTCCGGCGTTGCTGGCTGCTCTCTGCGGCCTTCGTCGTGGGGAAATACTTGCGCTTCGTTGGCGTGATGTGGATCTCGATAATGGATCGCTATCAATTAGGGAGAGCGCTGAGGAAGTCGGCAAGGACGTTCGCTACAAGGAAACGAAGTCGGGCAAGGCGCGCACCGTGGCGCTGGGCTCAACGGTTCGCGAAGAACTTAAAAGCCATAAGGTAGCCCAGGCGGAGGAACAGCTGAAGCTTGGCATTCGTCCGGATGCTAACTCTTTCGTGGTTGCCCAGATCGACAGTAAGCCGTTGAAGCCAACATCGCTCACACATGAGTGGGTGAGGCTGGTCGAAAAGACTTCACTTCCACGCATCCGTTTCCATGATCTGCGACACTCGCATGCGACCCAGCTTTTAGCCGCTGGTGTGCATCCTAAGATCGCCAGTGAACGGCTCGGACACTCCACCATCGGCATCACGCTTGATCTTTATTCACATGTCATGCCGGGAATGCAGGCAAATGCAGCAGAACAAGTTGACGCCGCTATAAAAGCTGCTAAGAAGTCACTCGCTGAGTAAATGGGTAGCAAATCGGTAGCAATCACTGATTTGAGGCTTTTCTGAAACCGAGAAAAGCACAACCATTACAAATACTTGGAGGGGTGGCCGAGCGGTTTAAGGCACCGGTCTTGAAAACCGGCGTGCGAGAGATCGTACCGTGGGTTCGAATCCCACCCCCTCCGCCATTACCATTGATTTCATTGACTTTTTTGACGTTTTTCATCGGTTGCCATAACCGAGAAAAACCCCGCCCGGCACTTGGTCAAGCGGGGCTTTTATTATCCTCGTGATTGGTCAACCAGCGGTTGGTGGCCGCTGATTCTGGTTAGCTGACGTTGACGTTCAGCGTGCCAATGCTGATGACGATGTCAGATGACGGGCCGACCGCATCGCCAATGGTTTCAAGATAAGCTTGCGCAACATCATCGGGTGTTAGGGCACCTTCGACCTTGATCGCGTCGACGTCGACTTTGAGGTTCTCGGCCTTCTCCGACGACGCGCTGGCAACATCCCGACCGAGTGCCTCATAATCGACCTTTGCCGGTTCCATATGCACTCCGTCATCTTTGACGGTGAATGGCTGCACCATTGGCTCTGCCGTAAACGACAGCTTGCCGTCGATGTATTCCAGATTTGTTCGATAGCCCTCGCAGACTCCGAGCGAAGCGACTTTCCCGATCAGTTCGCTGATGGTCAGCGCAGTGTGTTCTTTCGTCATGATAGTTCCTCATGGTTAGGTGGCAATTGACACAAGGCGTGGTGAGGGCCATATGCCGGTTGTCGGGGTGGTACCCGAAAGGAAACGGAGAGTTGGTGGCGAAAGTCTCCTCGTGGCTCTCCCGATTACAGAGGACGGCGGCTTACGGGTGGTGCCGGGCATAACGCCGTCCTTTATTGCCCCCGGCCCGAAGGCCAAGGGCATTGTCGTCCTCGTGTTTTGGTAGTTGTTGCAAATATTGCAACAACTGGTCTGGATGGTTACGTCCAGTAGTAATGTGCAAAAAGTGCACATTACTGGTCCGGCTGGTGAGGCCGGGTTGATGGCGATCCCGACTGGATTCGAACCAGTGACCTACGGCTTAGAAGGCCGGTGCTCTATCCAGCTGAGCTACGGGACCGAATCTTTTAGCGTCGGCGTGGGTCGCTATAGATGATAATGGCCGTTGCAGCCCATGAGCCGACCAGGCCGCAGACGCATCCGATGATGAATGATGTTAGGTCCATTATGACGACCTAACTCGCTGTTGCGCTTTCAAAACCTGGTTCTTACGGACCACACGCCTCTTAAGTGTTTTCAGATACAACGGCTCTTTCGTTGGCGGCTTCAGATTGTCCCGCAGGTTCCTCCTATATCCCGTACGCACGACGGAACCTCCTCAGACAGCTCTTTCTGCCATGCGGCGAGTGCGCGCTGTAAGCGGTCCGCATTGTGAGCAACCTGACGCGCTAAGAAATCCTGCCGCACATCGTCCTTGTCAAAGAGATCGGCGAGAATGAGCGACAATGCGTTATTGTCGTTGACGGCCTGTACCAGACGTTCTTGAGGGGTCATGCTGCTGTTTCCTTAAACTTAATGCCTTCGATGATTTTGAGGAGGTGGCGCCGATTGCACGTCATTACATGCTCGCCGCCATGATGAAGTTCCCAGCCAATGGCATCATGATGCTTGCCGAGAACAAATGCCTTACCGTTGATGAAAACGGTCGCGCCTTCGTGGAAGATGTCGTCGGATATCATGCGGTTGCCCTCAGCCGTAGAACGCTTTACGGACTTCCCGCGATGAACAGCGCATGTTGGCGATGTTTATGTCGATCACTTCCAGCATGTCCGACAGCGGCTCGTAAGCTATCTCCTGGCCTTTGACATTGACCTGCCGATAGGCCCGAAATTCTTTGAGGAATGCCTGCATAATTTCATCTGTTGCTATCGCCAGACGGTGCAGCTCTGATATCTTCTCTTCGTTATCGAAGATCTTGTCTCTATCGGACATAGCTTCGCCGTTTACCGGCGCGGGTGTGCGTGGCATGATGGTGTCCTCGATTAATAGTTTGGTAACTGTGTTCGGCGGTTTAAGTTGATCGCTATCGCTTGTTGTGATAACTTTTAATCGATCTATTAATCATGTCAAGCGGTAATTATCATTATGAGCGAAATTAATCAAATTGCAGGTCGTCAGATTGCCGCTGCGAGAACCCTTCTGGGTGTTGGCCAAGTTGAATTGGCCGCCAAGGCAGGTATATCGGCTCCCACATTGCGCCGCATGGAGGCAAGTGAAGGCGAAGCGTCTGGTATGAAGAACAATGTGGGTGCCGTTGTGCAGGCCCTTATAGATCTCGGCGTCGTATTTATTCCCGAAAATGGCGGTGGTTACGGGGTACGGCTTAGAGATCGCCAGCAGTAGGATTTGCTATTTTCAGTCGCCCTTTTCACTGGCTTATTGCGCTTGTCCAACAGTCGCAAAGCATTTAGTGTCCCGCACATATGGGTGAGGGAACGATGAAGCTTAACGTATTTGGAATTTTAACTGGAGCTCTATTTACCTCGTCGGCGATGGCCGCCGATGGAGATATTCTGAAATGTAGCGTGAGTAACTTTGTCAGTACGCCGCATCATGGCAGCGTCGAGCAACAATTTATCGAAATGAACAAACAAAAGACGTTCGATATATTCGAAACGAAGGATAACTTCGTAGTTGTTGGAAAGAGTAAAGAAATTGAACCATTTACAAAAAAATATAAGATTTTGAAGGACGGTACGCTAGGAGCATTTGCTATTGCCGACAGCAGTATTTCATTGGATAGCTTCGCTATCGCGAGGAGTGCGGCGCAAGATAACAAACCAATAAATGCAAATATGTCTTTGCAATCGAGCTACGGCATCAATAGTTGGTTTTTGACGTGTGTAAAAATTAACTAACACCGCCCACTCAGCCACATCAACTCATCGCGTGGCTGAAAAACTGGGAAATTGAAATCTATAGTTAGTTAATTTTGGATTTCCGGTATTGCATAAACGCAATATATTGATTATGTTTCACATACGAAACGAAATAGCCGCGTGTGTTTGAGGGATCACCAGTACGGCTTAATCAAAAAATCCCTCTCACATGGCTGGACGACGGTAAGCGGTTACTTCAGGAGCCTGCCGTCAACGAACGCGAGGTGCATCATGGATGCTTCCCTAGTGCTCGAAGCCAGCCAGTCGACCAAGACGGTCCGATTGAAGCTTGATCTAAGGATCAGCTTGGCTTCATTAGGACTTTTCATAAGTCGACTGTTCTAACAGAAAACCCTCTGACTTCGGTTGGAGGGTTTTTTGTTGCTTTACTTAAAATGGAATTTCTGCGTCGAGATCACGGCTAAAGCCCGTCCCAAAATCAGCATCACGTTTCTTTTTTTCCTCTGCCCGCGGCGGCATCAATGCTGCTGGTTTTTCGATAGGTGGCAATCTACGGCGTTCATCCTCGTTGATTTTTTCTTCACCGACAGTCTGCATGATCTGATTGATCATTTTAACTGAAACGTCGTAAGTGCCAGCCAAAGCACCAGGAACGGCTAGGATTTCGATCGCAACTCGCGCTACTGCGGCAATGTTGATTCTTCGCTTCTCAAGATCCTTCTCAAATTCGTCTAGACGAGCGCGTAACCGCGCTCGGGTGCGCTCATCACATTCAGATCTTTCCAATGCTTCGCGTAAATGATGCAGCTTTGTGCGGATGTTATCCTTGGCTACTTCAGATAGGATAACACTTTCTCGTCGAGCGGCTGACCGGGTCGTAAAAAGCATCTGCGTCAGATAGTGATCTACATCGGCGACAAACTGGCGATATTCCTCGTAATCAGTCTCTTTTACGCGGGGCACATCCATCGACGCAAATGGCTCTATTTTCAGTTGCCGCGCAGTCGCTGTCACAACGTTCACAAAGCCATGTCGGGCGTCCTGAATCGAATCCCAATCATTGTCGTTATTAACGTTGAGCTCGCTCAACCTCGCCTGCAATCGCCCGCGAGCGATCCTCACAAATTCGAGAAAAGCAGCATTTTCATCCTCTGGAAGATCGTCCAGTTCGTCTTGGGTTATAAAATCGAATATCTGCATCTACACCCGCCTTTTCTAAAGTGTGGCGGGTTGCATGACCAATATCAATGGTTGCAAGAGTCGGGTGCCGGGTTTTCCGCAGGAATTGTACCCTGAGTATACTGTACTCAAGCAGGCCGAGGATTGTGACATCTCTCTCGTAGTGGCATAAAGCAGAAATTGCGGGTGAGGGAAAAATGCCACTTTATTTAGATCATGAAGAAAGAATTAGGTTCAACCTAGATGAAATCCATAATGGGCATCGTCCTCAGATAATACCCATAGGTTTTTTCACGGAGAAGCAATTTACTGACATTAATCTGGCACGCGAAGAATACGATCTTCATCAGTTGGAAACGAATGAAATTCTCTTCATGGGACGACATGTGTACAAAAGCCGTACGGATGACGGGTACACGCTTGAAAATATTGTTGAGCAGATCGTCAGTGCACTCCATGAGACATCGATCGCTGTAGTCACTCAACGAATGTCTTGCACCAGAAGTACCATCGCGCGCGCAGATGGATATGGAAACTCTGTCTATGATCAAGCAGTTTTTGAAATGAGTAACAGAAAGCCGCGGGCAGAACTCTATTCGGTAATACCTAAAGGTGACGCGATAAAGCCAACAAAAAAATAAAGGCCCGCCGTGAGGCAGGCCTGAGCGGTTGATCCTGGGTAACTAATAATCCAGCGCCCTCAACCAATTGTGTTGTATGACAGCTGTCCTACAGTTGTCAACATTTAGGTTGAATAATTCGAGCATCTATTGCTATTTCGTAGCTTCATATGATGCACCTTTCCCGCCATTACAACCCCTTCACCTCGGCACCTCGATCAGCTGAAAACTGGCCGTCGGAAAATGCCCGCTTGCCATTTGAAAGCTGTCCTTCACGAGGCGGGTGTTCATCTCCGGTCGCTTAAACCGCACAGTTGCACCAGCGCCAACGTATGACGATATCGGCTGATCGACCTTAACAGTGATACTCGTGCTGGCAGCAACTCCGCCAATGACCACCTGCAGCATTTGCCTATAATCACCGCTCTGAAGCGAGAATACGTCTCCTGGCTTCAATACGAGGCTGGGGACGACGTTGTTCAGCTGAACCGTGTATCCGCCTGTCACTGCTCCGCGCGTGGCTGTGCCGCTTATATGAGGATTATCAGCGTCGCCCCAATATGCTTGCGGGATGCAAATATGCGTCGGCCGGTAAATAATCGTTTCTGCTCCGCCTTTAGCTGCCGCAATGAAAGACTGAAGATGGACAGCCTGTCCGGCCGTCAATGGAACAGTCTCCATATCCACGGTGCGGTAGCTATCCGCATACTCCACTGTTGATATTGTTCTGCCGCCGTACTTTGTCTGACTGGTCGGAATCGTAAGCTGAGGATAGGACGGCTGGAAGCCGATACTTGACGGTAGTTCGATCATGGGAAGTTGCCTTGTTCCGCTTGGTTGCATCTTTTCTTTTGGAGAATGTTGGCTTGGCCTAATTACCCATTGCGATTTTCAGCCCATGACATCATCGTCCTTGTCAAAATGGAGAGGTATATGGGCGAGGCTAAGTATCGTAAAGAACATCAAGCTGGATATGGCAAAATACCAAAGAATGGGATGGGGCTCATTATCAGCCCACCGATGGAGATCAATGGTACGAGTGTCTCCGTCAAACAAACCGCTCTCGATGAACAATTGCTGAGAAATCAAATACTTTACTGGGATCGTTTAGTCTGGCCCGAAAGTAGTGCTATTAGTTTCGGCAATGGGCAAGATGAGGAATTTCTTATCAGCGCCGGAATTTTGTCTCGACCCAATTTCACTTTTTATGGTGATGTCGCCCAAGGAATGTTAAAAACCCAGTTAGCAGCCTTTGAAAAAATGAATGCTGAAGAACCGGGCCAGTGGGCAATCGCACAAGGGGAGAATGCACTCACGGTAGTTGGTGAGAATTTCCAGCCTGAACGAGGCACATTGTTCTCACTTTATCAGGCTATACCCACACCAGATAAGTCTGTTCCACTTAATGACGTGCTGGAATTTAAGTTGAAAAGGCAATCTGAACTGATTGCGCTGCGGTTGGAACTAGCAGACCTGTATCAGACGATACTTGCTGCTGGTGATAGTGAACTTGCTTTGCGTAGTGCATTATCCCGCGTTGAAATTGCTTGTGACGATGCCATAAGGGTTGCCAAAGAGAGCAAATTCGCGTTCCTCCGGAGTGATTGGGAGTGGAATTTTTCCTTAGATCCAAGCGCGATTATCACGGGGGCGGTCGGAGCAATCGGGAATTTGGCAATGGGCATTCCGCTCTCGGTTGCAGCCTTTTCGGGAGCAACTCTGACATTAGGAAAGTCAATCAAGTACAGTGATGCCAAACTTTCCACACCGTTCAGATATGTGACTTCGGTACATAAGGAATTCATATAGTGACAAAAAGCGGCCCGAAGGCCGCCCTTAACTAAAGCGTTGCAGCCCCGAGGATGTAGTAGCGAGCGCCGACAGGTTCAGGAAAACCGCTACTGTTGACTGGCCCCGACGAGTTACCAGGGTTCATGTGCATGACTATGTGATCGTCACGCACAACGGTCGAAGTCGAGTATCGCAAAGCTTCAACGCTTCCGCTGCCCGGCGTGATATACATGTCATGCGTGCCGTTGCGGTAGAAATTGCCGAAATCATAAATGACCTTCGGAAAGATAAAGAGGCCTTGAGGATCGAAACTGATCCGGTGACCGACTTTGCCATATCGCCAATGAATCGAAGCGCCTTCGGTAAAGCTGGAAGCGGGAACATAGCTCTCAGCAAGAACGGTAACGGCTGCGAAGCGAGTATCAAGAAGGATGTCGTTATAGCCGGGCGCCACATCGCTCGACCCCGGCCTCTTGATCTGGAAGTATTGATTCTCAACCTTCCGCATTATCGCGCTGCCGCCCGACGTGTATCCCTGCAACCCGGTCGCATAGAGCATATATTTGATGGAAACAGCGTGCGTTCCCGTCACAAAGAACCGAATGCCGCCGAGCTCAACACGATAGTCAACCCACGTTCTTTCCTCGTTTAGTCCGCTATTGAGGTTGACTGGAGGGATCGCAAAATCCCAACCATTCAAGCTGCAGATCGTGTCACAGACCATAGACGGCGAGAGATCGAAGTCGATGGATACTGGCTTCGGAACAAACAAACTTGTGCCAGGCTGCACCGCTCCTGTAGTCCCCATCATGATCACTTTGATCGGCGTTCTGTCACTATCCATGATCAGTTGTCGGCCCGACGCCGTGTCGATGGAAAACCCCGGCCTTGCCAGTTTTATTCGAGTGGGCGATGCCTCAAACATAATTTGCCCGCTCACAGGCGTCCCGCTCGGTTTTGGGATCGGCACATTATTGCAGGGCAGATCCCAGATCATGGACGTCATGAACTCTTGGTCGCCACTGATGTAAGCAACTATCCCAGCCGCTTGATTGGTCGGTCTGATTGCCCAACCTGAATAGCCAAGCGCCGCGGGAATATCTTGATAACCGAATTTCCCTTGGTGCGCTTCTGGATAGACGTTCGCTGTAATAGCTGAATTGGTGACAGACTGGTAATACGCGCCGGAACTGCTCGGCTTGTTATTGTAAAGGACACGAGCAGTTCCATCTGAGGATATAAACTTGCACTCGGCGAACGGTATTATCCCGCCGAGGTCTGGCATCCTTCCTATGCAGCCGTAGATATCGTAACGAGTAACGCCGCTTCCAGACGTCGTCATCGTGGAGTGCATAACCCACTGATCACTCAGTGCGCCGGTTTGCAATCCATAGAAACCACCCGGATCAAAGTTGCCTGGATAGTCAGATTTATTCAATCTTCCGGATGTCTGGAAATGGCGAAAAACATACGAAAGATTGCTTGCCTCCGAGTTGAAATAGAAGCGGCTATGAGCATCGTTCGGTACGTCTAACGGCCAATCGCTATCATACTTCGTGACTTTCATCACCGCGCCAACGCCCGGCTTGTGCGATATCATCCAACTAACCATACGTTGTGAATCCTAGCACGGGCGAATCTATTTGATCATCGCCTCCTGTGAGGTCCATGAGCGTACGCCCATGAATGGTCATGACCACTTCGCCATTAACGAGCAGAGGATAGAACCCCGTTTCGGCATCTGGAACGCCGAGAACAAATTCGCGCTCTGCGATGCGCTTAACGGCGCCCGGGAAGAAATTGTGAAAAGCCATATTACCTCCTGAAAAGAAAAGGCACCCGCGAAGGGTGCCTGAATTTAATGTCGCTTAAAGCTGTGCCCTAATCACCGGCACCGGCTCACACTGAAAAGAGTGCTTGGCGATGCCTTCGAACACGATGAAGCGTTCGCCTGGATAGGTTCGAGCGAGCCTCTCAGCTTCATCGGCCGCATCGAGCGTGTTTGAATAAGCAGCCGCATCCGGATCAACTATCGTCGGGCCAACGTCAGAACAATTGTGTGGTTCACGGGTTACAAAAAACAATTTCATTTCAGCCTCATATAAAAATGGGTGGCTCAATGGCCACCCGGTTAACGATTGAGCATTCCGTACGTTTGGGCTTTACGGACCCCGCCTCTGACAGACACCACAAAGTCATTGCTTTGTTTCCAAGCCTTAATTCCCTGCGCCACACCTTGCTGCACCATGCTGGCAACCTCAGCGTTACCCGTTGCGCCGTTAACATTCACGTTGATCACGGGCGAGCTGTTGACCGAGTTGTCTGTCCGTGAATTGTCGGTACTGGAACTTCCTGCAACCAACTGCGCGGCCGAAGGAATGACCGGTACGGGTATTGATGCCCGCGGGGTCATCGGCGCAGGGATGCCGATCTTACCCCCGTTACTGAACTCGGGAAGCCGCCCAGCGTTCATTGCTTCGAGAATCGGCAAGAACTTCTGCGTCGCGTTGGCGTTCATTACAAACTCGCCATTACTTCCAAACATCAACACTTTATCGTCCCTTGGACCACCAGGACCGCGAATACGGCCGCCGCTTGCATAGCCGGGAATTGGTCCGCCATCTTTTCGGCCAAGAAGACCACCCAGCAAGCTGCCCGACGTACCGAAGATGCCGTCAAACAGCGACTGGGACAGGATATCCAGAAGCTTATCCAAGACTTTGCCTAACGCGTCCGCAAAGGCTTCAGCGGCATTCTTACCTGACGCAAGATCGCTAACCAAACCTTTGAAAGCACCGAGCTCCGTCGATCGCCATTCTTCCGATTTTTGCTGAATTTTGGCTTGCGCCTCACTCAGCTGATTGGCTTCGACAGTAGCCAACGCCCATTGATCGGCAGTAGCTTTGATTTCAGCTCGCAGTGCCGGTGTAACTTCCACACCCGCCTTCTGTGCTGCATTGAGCAATTCCTGCTCGGTTCGCGCTCTTTCGACCGCGTAGCCGTAATCGTCAATCAGCGGATTGATCTGGCGTTGAGCCTCGGTCTCGGCAATCAGTGCTGAAGTTCGGTCAGTGATTGACTGAAGATCGCCGTCAACCTTGGCGTCGGGTGTTTTCTTTTCCTTCTTTGGCTTCTTGCCTTCAGCAGTTCGCGACCTGTCGCCGGCGAGCTCGGCCTCAGCTATGCGCTTAATCTGCTCTTCGGTAAGCTTGGCGTTGTCCGATTCAGAACGCTTCCGAACTTCCGCGATCTTGTTTTCGAGCGCGAACTGATCCTTGCTTAGCTGAGCTTTGCGCAGTGCATTGCGCTCATATTCGGCAGCGGCTTCGTTCTCTGCTTTCCGCTGGAGAATATAAGGATCGGCAGTTGCGCGAGATGCCTTATTTTCATCGGGACCGAGAGGGTAGGCTTCACGCATCGTTTGCAAAGCTGCTGCTGCCACCGAACGAACATTACCAAGGACGGTAATTGCCTGAGCCATTTTCGCGAAGAACTGGCTCATGTCAGGATTTGCTTGCGACAGGCCGTTGATTGACCGAACGGCCTCTTCAGCACTCATTTCGGTTTTATTGAATTTGTCGATAATGTCTAACGTGTCTGTTTTCAACTGAGGGTTGATTTCACCCTTTGTCGCAAGTACGCCCAGATGGTCAGCAAGATCTTGCACGTTTTGAGTGGCAACGGTTAGTTCTGGCATCTCGCCGACTCTCGTCGACATTGCCTGCAGACCACCCATATGAGTGATCGTATCAAGCACTCGTTTATTCAGCTCAACAACAGCATCGCTGACAGGTGTGTTATTGATCGCCTCTAGTCGCTTCTTCGCAGTTTCAGCGTTGATTTGGAACTCTTGGAACTCAGAAATTACATTTAGAATCTCGCGTCTAGCTTCTCTGTTTGGCTCTGACATGCGAGCGTTCTGCATGACGTTTTCAAGAGGACGCTTAACAAGTGCCGCGATTGTATCAAGCTCATCGCCCTGACTGAATGCCGTACCGAGCCAATTAACACCGCCCTTCCGCAACCGCTCCAGCTCGTCAGCAATATTCTTAAGCTTACGTGCCTTGGCAGCATCAGTTAGTTTATCGAGCGCTTCCGCAGCTTGATCGATACCTTCAGCAGTCTGTGGCGCCGCAAGGCCCAAACGCTCCATTTCCGCACGCAGCTGATCAGAATTCTGCTTCGCTTCCATGGCCTTTAGCGTGTAATTGCCAACGGCCAAAACGAGCGCGCCACCAATGATCGCACCGAGAGGACCGGCAGCAGCACCAAGACCACCGAGAGCCGAAGCCATCTGCCCACCACTCTGAGCGGCTTTCATCGCCTGAGTGAACTTTACGACTGCAGCAGTTGTCGATCCGAGCGTGCGAACCAATCCGCCCAGTGAACGGCCGATAATAGCACCAGCAAACACCGCTGCCACCTGCATACCAGCGTCGGCAACTTTATCGAAATTGTCGGCGATAAGGATAAGCGCTTGCGACATGGTCGACGATGCCGTCGTCACGTTATCTACATTGCCGACATATTGAAGCAGCGCATTATTCAGAAGCGTGAAGCCGTCGCCGATCGTTGCCGGCATGTCTTCTGCTTCTTTTCGCAGCACGGCCATCTGACTTGTGAGGCTCTTTACAATGTCGTTGCCGGTAATCTTGCCCTGAGAGCCGAGCGCACGCAGGCCGCTGACCGTTGTGCCAAGACCAGCCGCAAGCGCTTCAGCGGCGCGGCCACCAACTTCAATGACAGTATTCAGATTGTCGCCGGACAGCTTGCCGACAGCCATGGCCTTCGCCAGCGCATCAATGACGCGCGCGGCACGCTCACCTTTCGCACCCGACACGACGAGCGCATTGTTCAATGCTTCCGTGTAATCAAGCGACTGGTTGGTCGAATAACCCAGGTCGCGCAATGCTGTCGAATTGGAAAGATAACTCTCGGCCGTCTGTGTCAGATCGGAATATGTGCGTCGTGCCATTTGGCCGAGGCGTTCCATGACCTGCGTGCCTTCACGGGTCGAGCCTGCAGCCAGATCCACGCGAGACGTCAGATCGGTCCATGTGTCGGTGAGCTTACGAAGCTCATTCAAACCGACGACAGAGCCGACAGCAGCTAATCCCTTGTTTATGCCGCTCCCCAGCGGCTTGTTAAAGCTGGCATCAAGCTGGCTGCGCAGGCGCTTTGCGCTTTCCTCAATCTGCCTGAAATTCTGGTCGGCAGTTTTCGCCATCTGGCTCAGCGTTTTGTCTGAGCTCCTGCCGATGGCATTCATGGTCTCTTCCATGCGCTTTTGCGCGCGACGCAGAGACGCTACATCAGCGGAGATCGAAAGAATGATATCGTCGTTATTGCTTTCGTCGGCCACCTGGACCCCCTAAAAAGAAAAAGGCCGCACGAGGCGGCCTGAAATTAACTTCCGTATTTGCTGATGAGATCGTCGAGCTGATCCTGACTTGGAGCATCGATCTGCTTCTTGCCGCCGCGGGCTATTGCGAAGCCCTCCAAGGCGGATAGAAATTCGCTCAGTGACGAATTCCAAAAGGTATCAGGCGTCCATCGCAAGACGCCAAAGGCTGACTGTTGCCATTCTCGCCAGGGAAACTCCGCCTCTACACTGTTGCCCCGGCTTCCCCGTTTCCCGATTGCTCATCCTTGAAATGGTGCGCTAGTGCAGCTTCAAAGGCCTTCGAGAGGGCTGCAAAATGGCTGAATTTCAGAACTGCTAGGGCAGCAGAAGCATCGCCGCGAACTGTCAGATGACGGATCGCTGACATTGCAGCTGCGACTTCGACGTTGGAGAGACGATCGAACAGATCTTGCATCGACTTGCAGCCCAGCTCCGTCGATACGTGGGAAAGGCCGCTCATGGTTGCTGCAACTACGATATCGACGCCACCAATGGTGACGCCGACTTCGCCGCGAGCCCCGTTTACAGGGAGCTGCATTCTTATACCTCAGCCTCAAATTCGAGCGGGCCAGCAGCTTCGAAGGTCGCGCTGAAATCCATCATGCCTTCAGCTTCGCCGCTAAATTCGAAGTCGGTAACGAACCACGGGCCAGTGTAAGTACCGAGACCCGGAACGATCACGCGGGCATTGAAGATGGTCGCATCATTCACATGATTGATAAATGTTGCGCTGTCTGCGCCCGCGACGAACTTGCCGGAGCCGGTAAAGGTGCGCTGCTTGATGCCGGGAACGCCAGTCTTCTGTGGCGTTGCTTCCGGATTGTTACAATCAGGAATCGTGGTGTCGACGCTGTTGGCGGACATATTGAAGCTGCGCGTGGTGATGCCGCAGAGATTTTTGAAGACCTCAGGAGAAGCGCCGTCGCCGATCTGAATGAGGAGAAGACGGCCGATTTGCTGACCAGTAGCCATAGGGATATTTCCTTTGAACACAAAAAAGCCCGCCGAAAAGGCAGGCTGGGAGGATTTGATTTTTGGGATGATTAGATTTTGTCGACGTATGCGGTGAGCTCGATCACGGCATGGGAGTGAATGCCGTCGAGATCACGAAACGTTCGTGTTTGCCGATTATGAAGACTGACGAGACGGTTTGTCGGAAGCTGCAAAGGCGCGTTATGTAACGCGTCTGCAACCGCTTCCGCGACCTTCTTCACCTCGGCAAAACCGCCGCCGTAATTCGACCATGCGTGAAGCGTGGCGTAGATTACGCGTGAGCCTACACAGGTGACGTCGGCCCGATGTTCGTCAAAATCGCCCATCACGACATACGGCGGTATTGCTTCAGGCGGTGCCATGTCGAAGATGTTCTCGCCGACAAGACTTGTTAAAGCTGGTGTTGCCAGCAGGTGCGAAACGATCGCACCTTGCAGTTCGAGAGAAGCTGAACTCATCGACTCTTTAGCGCCTCCCGAATGCCCTTGTTCATGGCGTTACGTATGCGGCTCATTGCCTTTTTCCGCATGCCTCGCCAGACTGGGAAAATATGCGGCTGGGCTGGTGTTGCGCCATGAGCTTGTGAACCCTTGGTCATCACCTTGCCAGATTTGTAACGCCGATCAGCGCGCGGAGCCTGAGCGCCGCTTGCTTTGGTGCCGAACTCGATGAACCTCCAGATGAAATTCGCGTACACGCCGACAGCAGTCGGATCTTTCGACTTCTTAGCGCCGAAGACAGCTTTGTCGGGATTGTCGGACTGGAGGCCAGCGCGAATGCTTTCTGCGTAATCACCGGATAGACGTGGCGCGCGCGCTTTGATGGCTGCGGCTGCTTCTTCAGCAACCTGCAACTTGACCTCATCCATTTTCTCGATCGCCTTGGGAGCGATCTTGCGGATTTTATTCGTCAGCTCCACACGGCCTAAAAGTTTCGCTCGAAGCACCATCAGCCGCCACCCTCATCTGTTACCATGGCCTCGATATAAGCATTGCTTTCATCGGGGTTCATGATCGATTTGATATTATAGGTGCGATCGTTCCTCGCGTTGCGAATTCGCCACGCTGAGGTAACAAGGCGCGTTCGGCTGTTTGAGTGCACTGTCAGAGTGTAGGGCTGAATACCTTCAAGCCGTGCCGCAATGACAGTCTCAGATCCAAGACGCGGGCGCAGCCGGGCACGCTCTTCGAACTTGTCGACCCATTCGCCGCGAACGCCGCCGCCTTCATCTCTAACATTTTCGCGCTGTTGGAACACAACGCGTTCATTCATCGCCGCGTTAGGCGTCCGTGATGTTTTCGACATTCGGCATCTCACCTTTTCGTGGTGTTTTTAAACGTGATGCTTTTCCACTCGCAATCGCGGCCGCAGCGCACGGCGTGGTGACAAGGCCAGACCAGCCAGCCTTGTAAGCGACGGTGACAGCCGGAGTTACGCGGTGATTGAAGTCACCGCTGAATTTGATCCAAGGCATTGTTACCTCACGCTAGAACGGGTTTGCGGTATCGATAGAGGATCGAGGTAATCCGTCGATCGAGATAACCGTCAGCTGGTGCATAGAGCGGATCAGCATCGCCACGATTGGCCCACATAAAGCCGACCTGAAGCAAAACCGCAGCCTGAACAAGTGGGGGCGCTGTTTGATCATTCCATGCTGGGTCAGACTTATTGATATAATTCAGAATGATATCTGAAGCCTGTTCGATCATAGCATCGAGATCGATATCATCATCATCGTGAAAAATGCGCTGACGTCGTTTGACGGCTTCAAGCGTTACGAGCTTAACCATCCGATTTTGCTCCTTTGAACGCTATTCTCACCGGCTCGACCGATTTTGCATCATCATTTGATGGCGTGCGGCCGTTGCGCCCACGTTTGACAGCCAGCTGCCAGTTTTCGCCGTCACCGGGCTTGTCTGCGTTCGCCTTGAGAGCTACCCAGCACGAACCATCCCAAGTGACAGTGTCGCCTTGTTCATAGTTCTCTCCGGATTTGTAGACGCCGCGGTAGAGCATGAAAGGCGCTTTGAACTCGAATTCCTTTACATTGTCGCCGTTGGCAAAACGCATTTTAAATGTGCGCTCGCCATCAAATGACAAATCAAGATCATCAAACCCAAGACCATCCCTGCCGTCTGCACCGGGGGCACCATCCTTACCCGGTTGTCCGTCGCGCCCCGGCAAACCATCACGGCCAGGCTGCACGTCGACCGCTTCGAGCTTGGTGATACGTTCGGAGAGCTTTGCAACACTGTCGCTGAAAGCCGCGTGGATCTTATCGATGTAACCTTTGACTGGCAGCATCATGGATGTTGCCAGTTTTTCGAAATCAAGCTGCATCTTTGAATATCTCCGCGGCTTTCGTTGCAAATGCTGCAATCGCTTTGGCGTTTGCGTCGCTTTCTGGAAGCTGCAATATTTCCGGCTTGCTTTCAGGCTTTGCTGTTGCGAACGGATCTTCGCGCGCATCACGCTTGTTAAGTGCTGACAAGCTATAATTCTGCTGCTGTAGATAAGGCGTATCACCACCCTCAACAGCCGGCAGGTTCATCACCTTGCGCGCTTCGTTTGGTTTTCGTATTCCAGCTCCGACCTCTTCTTTCAGCCTGGTCGCCATTGTCATGCCATCCATGCGCAACAGAACATCGACATTGAACTCGACGCCGATGCTTTCACCAAATCCTAACCCGTCATCCATGCAATCTTCTGCTGACTCGATCAGCGTTTGCAGGCACTGGCTGTAATATTCAACATTCAGGGCTTGGATGTTGTTATAGGTCGGGAGCGTTCCGATACCGATCTTGTACGGCGGAACGTGGAACGTCGAACAGACAACCTCAGCGGTCCATCTCAACTGTTCGATCAACTGCGCTGATTGAGCAGGAATGGCGAGTGCTTTGAATTCCATGCCGTCGGAGATGACAGCGAGCTTACCCGCGTTTTTACCTGAGTAGCCTGCTTCCCAATCTCGTTTTATCTCAGCTGCGTCTTCGGCTTCAATAGCGCCCGGCACGCTGATGATGCCTGACGGCAGCGCATTGTTGCCGAAGAAACGATCCGAGTGTTGCTGAATTGTGAGACCCTGCTTTGCAGCAAGGCCGCTAGCATAAATCGGTGACAGTCCAACCAGGGGATGAAAAAAGCAATTGAACCGATCATGAATAATTTCTGATGCCGGAACCGTAACTGAGGATGTGAGACCAGAAACGTCATCCACATTCAGTTGGTAAAATACGGCGCCTTGAGGTGATACAAGCACTTGCACGAGCATCGGATTGAGAACGTGCAACGAGGAAATTTTGCCATCTGGTGAGCGACGCTTCAGAACGTATGTGTTGCCAGTAGTCAGTTTCGAAATGAAGTAGTTTTCCCAAAACTGAATAGCGGTTTGGGTATCGTTAGGTTTGCGCAGAAGTTTTTTAAACGCGTGCCGCTTTTTCTCAACCCAGATGCCGTCTGGCGTCTCCTCGACGATTCGCGCGCGCAACTTTGCAATATCGGAAGAAATTAGCGTCACGCATGAGAATACCGCGTGATACGCCAAAGCCAGTTCGGGCTTCACTTCGACATTTCGCTGCCATGCGCCAGCAAAACTTTCGAAGATCGTGAACCATCCTCGACGGGGTGATGCTGCGGAAAGCGACTTCGCTTCGGAAGAGACTGGCGCTGGGGTTGCGGGCGAGGTAGATGCGTTTTTATTATTCCAAAAGGCCATGCTGATCCTCTTCCTCAGTGCGACGCTTCCGGGTTCGCTTGGGCTTATCAACTTTCTGAGGTTCGACTGCGAGTTTCGCTTTACCGATACCTATTAAAATCTTGGCATCTCTCGGCGTGGCGATGAATTCCGCTTCAGGTAACAAGCGGCGAGTGCCATATGTGAAAGACTTGGTCGCTGTGAGCTTCATAGTTACCTCCGCGAGAGAAAACCGGCCGCCCGAAGGCGACCGGAATTTTGGTTATATGTCAGCGATTATTCGCCGCCTCCCGGAGCTGCTGGGACGCCCCAAGCGACACCAGAAAGAACCGCAACCGCCGATGGGCGACGACGCGCCCAGTTCACGATCCGCTCACCTCTGAAGGCGACACTGTTGGTCTGCCAGAGTGACACAAGGCCAGTTGCTCCCGTTGGCGTGGTGCTGTCATGTTCCGGGTTGTTCGCCATTTCGAGCGAAGCCTGGTTCGACATATCGACTGCAACCTCACCATCGTCGGCGAGATAAATGTCCGAAGCGTTTGCCAGGACGACATAACCTTCAGGCACAAACTCAGAGACGATCGCAGGAAGGCCGGACAGCGTGCCGCCATTCATCGTGATGCCTGCAAACTCAGACTGACCCAAGGCGTTTGTCATCAGTGACAGCGCAAGTGCGGTAGTCGACCGCATGACAAACACGCCGGACGTCGGAGCGTTGTTCGCAGCAATGAATGCCGAGAACAGCAAACGGAGATCGTTTCGAACCGCATCAGCATCGGTGCCAGTCGATGCGATTGGTGTAATGCCGTTCGTGATCGAAGCTGGCGAGACGCCTACAACCGCTGCCTTTGCTGGGTTGATGAAATCGGTATCCAGACGAGCGCGGAGCGCTGCAGCAAGCGAGTCGCGGATGAGGATTTCAGCAGAAGGCGAGCTGCTCCGGAGCAGTTCTTCGGTGACAACCGCAATGTTTGCGACCTTCGTCGGCTCCAGCGTGTTGCGCTCATAGCCAAAGTTCGTCAGCGGCTTGGCTTTACCTTCACCTACCCAATAGCCATCGCCACCAGATGTCTGGCCGATCAGAGGGGTACGGAAAGGAACGCGGCGTAGCGACGGGATCGTGCCAGTGCCGAATTTACCAAGGATCGTCTGAGGGCGCAGGAACTCTACGAAATCGGCAAACACCGACGTCTCGTCGCCAACAAGGTTGGCCGCCCAGTTGCCGTCCTGAGTACTACCAGCAGAAACGGCCGCCTTAGCGATGATGCCATAGACGGCAGATTCCTCGCCGTAGAGGCTCTTGGCCAGATCACGCGGACTTTCCCCAGTGATCTTTGAAAGACCCTTCACCTTGGCCAAACGCGCAAAGCCGATACCAGCCTCTAGTTTCGGTGCCTTCACCTGAACGCCAGAGCGTGCAGCAGCAGCATCGGATAGAGACTTGATACCATTGGCGTTAACTGGCTTGGCTCCGCCTACCTGCGCTTTTTCCAATGCTCGGAAGCGCTTGAGATCAGCATCGATCGAGTCGATTTCAGCACTGATCGTGTCAAAGTCTTCCTGCTCAGAAGCGTCGGTGGTGCGGCCTTCAGCAGTAGCCTTTTCGAGAATTGCCTGCATAGAAGCGGCCTTTGCCGTGCGCGAAGCCTCGAGCGCGGCGATCTGTTCAGCAATATTCAAAATATCACCCTTTGATTTTTGGTTGAGTAGAACTGGTTTGTGAAATTTCGCCGTGTCGCCGGCGCTCTTTTCCTTCACAGCCTTGGTGCCTGTCGCGGCGTGCTGTGCAGTGGCAAAGTGTTTGACGTTCGTAATAGTCGCATCGGCATTAGCCGGGATGGTCACGGCTGATAGTTCCAGCCATTCCCATTTTTTGTAACGAACGCCCCACGATCTTGGGATTTCTTCGACCTCTAGGCCTCGGAAACCAATAGAAAAACCGCGCACAAGGCCGGCCTTGATCAGCGTCCATGCTCTGTCAATTTCAGGCGTGACGCCCTTGGCAACCGTAGCGACGACTTCAATGCCTTCGTCGGTTACGGTCGCTTCAGTAACATGACCGATAGGATCGTTATGGCTATGCTGCCACAACAACGGGAGCGGCAGTTTGAAAACAGCTCCTTTTGGATCGACGATATCTTCGACTCGATCCGTTGATGGCGTGCTCGCAATGCCGCGCAGCACGCCTTGTTCCTCGTCGAACGACTTAACGTCGAAGACGGCAAAAGCTTTGATTGTCATTGGTTTTCCTAAACCATGAAGAGCCTTGGCTTGCGCTTCGGCTTCTCGAGAGGCGTGTCAGCTGCAAATCCCGTCACCATCGCCAGAGCGACAGCAGCGTCGATGCGGACGGAAGCTTTGGTTTTCACGAACCAGCGGTTATCGAGTGGATCGCGATCAAACGTGGCGCCCATGAGCGCGGTCATCAGTACCGGATTGCGCCGAAGCCGCACGCGGCCGTCGATAATGGCGTTTTCCAATTCGGTGACCGATCCCGGCATCCACAAGCCTTGCGGCTCTGGAAGGCCAGCAGCCTTTGCAGCTTCGATTTTCTTTTCGCTGGCCTTTGATCGACGTTTTCCGCCCTGAGGATGCGGGATCTGCTCAACCTCAACGCCAATTGCATCGAGCTCCTCACGAAACTTGTCATAAGCGTAAGGGTCGTAGGCGATGCCTTGAACGTCGAAGTCCTGAGTAAGTTGGGCCACACGCTGCGCAACGAAATCGAAGCGAATTCTCTTGCCGGGCGATGCGTTCAGATAACCCTGATCAACCCACGTTTCGTAAGGCGCATTGTCTGCAGCTGCGCGGGCCTTCAGCGTTTCTTCCGGTGTCCAAGCTTCGATCCACATATCGAAAGTCGGTAACTCGATTGTTGAGCCGTCCTCACGCTCCATGGACTTAGTGCCGGTTTTTACGGCGCAAGCCAAAGCAGTCATGTCACGTGCAGCCGAGAGGTCAACTGAGAGAAACAGTTGCTTACCAGCATGCTCGTCTTCAGGATCGAAATCATCCATGACAGCTTCGACAGTATCGCGCGGCATCCAAGCCTTATCGGCATCAGTCCATTGGCAGAAATGAAGCCGCAAGATGCCGTTCAGTTTTCCCGGGATCTGCCGAGCCTGCGAAACGACACCTGCAAGATATTCTTGCGTCAGGATTACGCCAAGAAGTGGATTAGCTTTTTTCCAGCAAGTCGGATCTTCAAGCGGGTCATCGTCTTTGTCTAACGAACAGACATAAGAAAAAGTCGTATCGTCATAGACCTCACCAACATAAGTGAAATCATCGTCAAGCGTCTCAGTGCCAGCTGCCGTCCGGACCGCGTGCTGATGTTCTTCCCAGCACACTGAATTCCGGTCTGAACCGCTATTCGTGATCATAAATAGCAGTGGTTGCTGCCGAAACTTAAAGCCACGCTCAAGCATTTCCATAACGGTTCTATCAGGATGCTCATGCACCTCATCGCAAAGAGCGAAATGCGGCCTGGGACCGGACCCTGTTTTACCGGCTTCCTTCGAAATTGGCCTGAAGAACGACGCTTTTTCATGGAACGCGATATTATTTTCTTTACCAAGACCGCCGCTGAATTTCAGCCGCTTAGAAAGCTTCGGCGCTGACTGAGCCATCTTTACGGCATCATGGAAAAGAATGTCTGCCTGAGCTTTCTTAGCAGCAGCAGCATAAATCTGAGCGCCAGCTTCACCGTCCGCCATCAGCCCGAGCAGACCAAGACCACCAGCGAAGGGCGATTTGCCATTGCCTTTTCCCTCTTCGATGTAAGCGCGGCGAAAACGGCGTGTGCCATCTTCCTTCACCCATCCGAATAGCGATCCCAGCTTGAAAGCCTGTGAAGCATGCAGAATGAAGGGCTTGCCATCAAACTGGCCTTCCTTCAGTTTCAGGCGCTCTTCAAAAAAGCGCATTGCTCGGTGAGCTTTAGCATCATCCCAGTACAGGCCGCGCTCGTGTCCATGTTCGATATCATCAAAGTGACGTCGGCATGCATTCCTGACATGAGGCCCAGCAATTTCAGTCCCGTCGAGCACAGCTCGCGCATAAGCGCTGACACGCTCCAGCGCAGGTGTATCAGTCAACAAGATCGTCCTTATCATCCTCATCAGGCATTGAAACCTTGGTCGCATCTGCAGGCGTCGCGCCCATCTGGCCGAGCATCTGACGTAGCAAGTTCATCGCCTGCACACCTACTTCTTGCCCAGCCATGATGCGCCCCTGAATATTGGCAGCCATACCGACCAGCGTGCGGTGTGACTGGTTCAGCCACGGCAGTTCTTTGGCAAATAGCTTCCAAGCCGACTTTGCTTTGATCTCGGCGGTATCCTTCAACCAAGCGGGAGGATTGCCGAGCGGGCCGTCAGACTTGACGTCGGTTCTATTTTTGAAGCGGGTAGGATGTGTTTTATCTCTCCCCTCCGCCTTCGCTTTGGCGAGGGGATTCCGTGGTCGAGCCATTGAATCCTCATGTTTCTGTGTAAAATGTATTCAGCCGTCGAGCAGCGCTCCGGCGAAAATCAGGGTCATATTTTCAATTGGTTTTTTGTGCGCGTTTGCCCGACGCCGATACCCAGCGCTCTCGCCCCTTTCGGTCGGCGACCACCCCCCGGGGGTCTTGATCACCCGATCGGCCACCCTGATGCGTCGAATCTGATGATGGTTTGACCGAGGTCTTCGCGTTGGCCGTCGCGATCGTGGCAGGCTTTGCAAAGCGAAGCGAACGGTCCGTTCCAGAACTTTTGTTCGTTGCCCTTGTGCCCGCCTTCAGAGTGGTGAACTACTGTCGCCGGTTCGATCACTTCAGACTGTAGGCAATATTCGCAGAGCGGTTGGATTCTCAGTTGAGCTTCCCGTATCCGTTTCCATCGCGCCGTCTTGTAAAGCTTATGATAGGTGCGGGCCGCATCAGTGCGTTGGTCGGTCATGATGATGCACAAAGCCAATGGGGTGGTTGACGCGCATGATGCGCTTGCCATCGTGATTAAGAAGTCCAGTGAAATGCGGTTCGCTCTCAAATACCGTTTTAGAAAGGCTGTCGACTGCGTTCGTATCCCACCATGAAGTAGTGGGGACGCGCTCAACTTGGTAAGTCATTATGTTCTCCTCGTGAAAGCAACTTGGGTGCGCATATGTCAGAGGCGTTGCTGGTCTTGTTTGATTGCAGACGGACAAAGCGCAGGACCGAATATCGGCTGTGCACAATACCTTTAACGTTCCGACCAAGTGTGCGGCGTTACCCGCAGAACATCTGCAATTGGTTGCAGGAAGTGGATTCGAACCACTGACCTTCAGGTTATGAGCCTGACGAGCTACCGGGCTGCTCTATCCTGCTAAAACTGGTCAAGGTGGCAGGATTTGAACCTGTGATACCGGCGCCCAAGGCCGGGGCTTTAGGCCATGCTAAGCTACACCCTGAAATAAGTCGCCGGGAGCGCGGACCATCGCGCTCACCGGCTTCCAGCTGCCGGAAGAGGAGGAGGAGACAACTCCAAGCAGCATACCGGCGCGAGTAAGGAGCAACTCACGCCGATCTCAGAAATAGAAAAAGCCCGGTGCTATGACCGGGCTTAGTTTTGTTATTCTCTTCTCCCCATTACGAATGGGAGGGGGTTTGACGTATAAGTCACGCTGCTAAGCGGAGCTTCTGTCGTTCAATACGCGCTTTAGCTCGATCAATGTTCGTGATGGCCTGGCGTGCCTCCTTGCGCTGTCGACGCTTGATCTTATCCCAAGATTCTCTCAATCCATTGATGGCCGCATTGATTAGTGCTTTTCCGGCTGCGGATGCCTGCACGCCCTTAAACCCTCTAGCCTCTCCAATCTCAGTGAGAGTTTTGCCACCGAGCACAGCATCTTCGAACGGCGCCAGACCTACACCCAAGGCCGCACGCAACTCTTCCAGAATGGGGCGCATATCAATCTTTGCAATCATGATGTTCTCGTTGAACTTCACAGCGAATGGCCGTTCTTTGACCTTGGTGTCGTCGTCGGCAGCCATGGCGCGTTTCGGTTGATGTACCCAATCAAGATCGGACCTACTGCGCTTTCTCACACTCCCGTATCGTATTTCACCACCTGGAATGAAATTCGTTGGCCAGTTCTGGGCCGCAGCTTCGTCGATGTCGTCGGTAGTCATCGTATCGGAAGCGTATTCCTTCTCCGCACTGGCATCATACCCATAATCAATGCCGCGCAACGGTTGAGACGCTATCAAGCTGCAAAGACCGCGATAGAATTCTACTGCTTCAACGTCATCGTGGCGTTTCTCACGTCGGAGCTGACGCAAGAGTTCCCATCCTTGCAGGTTATCGTTGGCAACAGATTCCGCGAGATTAGCGTGCCTGCGATTGATGCGTTCAACAGCCGCGATGATTTGACCGTCACGAAGTGCACGTGCGTGTTCGGCCTTGGCCTGCATCAATGCGCGTTCGGCTGGCGAATGTTCCGGCATGACTTTTCCCTCCAGTAGTGTTTTGGCGACCGTGTATTTGTTATCCGTTCCGGCAATCAGCCTGAGCCATTCCGTCTTGCGAGGATCGATGACTGTTGCACGACGCGTCACCTTGCGTGGCTCACGCACTGGTAAGCCGTCCTCGTCCCGTATCAGCTTGCCAGATTGATCCCGTAGCCATTTGGCATTGGTGCGGTACGGATTACTTACAGGAGTTGCAGGCACAGCAAAAATATTCGTGGGTGCGCCTGTGTGTTCGAAGATCGGAGCGTTGTCGTTGACGGCCTTCATGCGGATGCCTCCGATCCTGGGCGCTTACGTCCAGTCAGCTTTTCGAACTGATCCCATGAAAGACGGCGACCCACCGTGGACGATTGCCGAACCTCACCTTCAACCGGCTCGGGTGTGTAAGCACTCGTTTTAAAACGACGGGGTTCTCGGAAAGGCACCTTCATATCGGATGCACGCCAAGCTGCGCGGGCTGATACTGTCAGGCGCGCGATTTCATTGGTCATCTGGCGCATGCGATCAAGCGTTGCGGTATCGTTGTTCCGGCGATGATATGCAGCCCGGATCTGATACATTGCACCCAAGAGCGCTGCGCTGATCCATGCTTTAGAATTTGCGGCCGTACTGAAGGAAGGACCGCATGGAAGGTCATTCAACGGATTGCCCTTGATGAAGGCAAGCTCGGCAAGGTTCTGAAATTCGACAGTTGGACGATCTTTGTCTTTCGCCCATTTCTTAGTGGCAGTTCGAAGTTCAATTTGCTCGAAGTCTGAAACTCCGATCACACCTGCGGCGATGTTTTTTTCGATGTTGGACATAGTAACTCCTCGTGTTGGTTGGCTTGGTGAGCCGGTGGTGGTGGTTTACTTGAAGATTTTATGGGGTTGAAAGTTTGTCACACGCTGGCACGTTCACGCGTGAGCATATCCGTGAAGACCCACGAAAATCATAAGAAAGAGAGACAAAAAAATATCTCTATCGCATGAACGTGACAAACGTGACAAACATCGTTGCTTGTCTCAACATGTCATCATGTGACGTTATGTGACAACTAAGACTTAGCTGATAACCTTATTGCTTCTCTTATTTCTTTCCGCTCAGATGAAATCTTCTCGGCTAGGTCTTTAAACCTTTCATGGACCAATGGATTGACCTGATATTTCGGTGCGCGCTCCGTCCGTCCCATCGGCAACGGCTCAATCCAGCTGTACGCATCCAGTTGCTGCATCACACGTTCAAGATCGAGTACGTCCATCCTCCGGAGGGTCGCGGTTCCATGACGATTCAGAAGACGAGCTGAAATAACATCGTGCAGCGCTTCATTCGTCAGAATGGAACCGGCTGCATCAACCATCGCAGCATGCATATCGGTTGCTCCGAGAACGTTGAAATGCAGCGCAATTGCGTGCTTCAAAAGATAGTCATGCAGCAAGGTTTTGGCCTGCGTTGCCGTCACCAGATCGACTTCTTTCGGAAGTTCACCGTCTATATTCTTGATTACATGCAGCAAAACGCAAAGCCGACCAAAAAGACCGTCGAACTTCCCTATGTGCGTAGCAAGGCGCCGATTGATCCGCTCCCATAGTTTCTCCATCTGGCGATGTTCCCGCGCCAAGTCGTTGCGAAATGTTTGCGCTTTATCAGAAAATCGAAAACACCAGCCCGCCGCCATGGACATCCGAAGGTGATAAAGCTTTCGGACAAGATGCGTATAAACGCTTTCATCAACACCAGATGGTTCATCGCGATCATCTCCGCCAGATTCCAGCATTATGCAAAACATGCGCTGCAGTAGGCCATCGTCGGTCAAATCCTTGGCAATTTTTCGCAAGGGATCGGGCTGGATGCCGCCCAGAAGAGTGACCGAGATATTTGGAATCCAGATCGTACCGCGACCAACGCGGTCAACGATATGATGGCCGCCGCCAAACGATTTCAGCCAAAAAGCACGATCAGCTGCGCCACCTTTGGACCCAGCATATTTTTCCATCCGTGCGAACCAGCCCGACAACTCGTCATCAATCAGAGCGAGGCCTGCTTCGTTATTGGACAGGATTTCCCCGACCTTTTCGGTCGAACCGTCTTCTGTAGAGACGCGCTTGGCGATCGGTTCTGACTTGCCCTTTTTAGAATCCTTGTCCAGCGCTAACCATTCCCGCATCGCATCGCGGTAGTCACGCTGCAACTCGGATTCGATTGCCATGAGCGGCGCACTCGCGGCCCTTATCAGCGGAGATTTACGCGTCGATGGATCGCCCACAACCATCGTCCAGATACGTGCGCTTTCCTTCCAGCTTTCATGGCGCTTCATTTTCAGCGTGATGTTGTCTGGAATAGCTGCGGCGCAGACAGTAAGCGCTGCCATAGCAAGTCCGCCCGGGTCGACACCCATTTGTTCTGCGCGCGCGACAGCAAACTTTTCAATAACCGAAGGGAAAACACCTATCGGCATAGATGGGCTTTTGGCCTCAGCAAAAATGTCAAGCGGTTCAACACTTTGAACTTCTTCAGTTTCAGCGGGTTCGGCCACTTTTTTCGCCAGTCCGTTTGCAATCAGTCGCGACGTGTCCCTGAGCGGGGTGTTGTCATTGTTATGAACAGCGGCTTCGGGGATATGCCGGGGACTCAGCTTCCCTGCATTGATGCCGTTTTTGATTGTCTGAAAGCTTTTTGGAATGTCGCGGCCCCAACTGCGAGCGACGTCTTGCAGCAAAGCATATGCTTCCGATTCATCTAACGCACCAGCGCCAACAAATGTGCCAAGGGAAAACGCGGCTTTGTTAAGCCCCTTGTTTCGACCGGCGCCCATCGAAATCGACGCGGTTTCCGCGAGTTCGAGCTCAACGGCCCGTTCCACGTATCGGTCATTGATTAGACCCGATATTGACTGAGGCGCCTTGTAAACGCTCTCATACGAACGCGGCAGAACGAGCTCCAGCAACCAGTCTGGCGCATCCGCGATATCTGGCAAGCCGTCGCCATCGAGCTCAACCCAGGTGTATGAGCGGCCGTCGCTCAGCACGCTTCCCGCAGCGATTACATAGCCGCCATCACCTCGCACATCGAGACCAGCGCCGAGAGCACCGCGATTGCGAACGCCGGCAACATGTCGGAAATATCGATGTTCTCCGCCGCCTGCTGTGCGAACAGTGGCTGTTTTTGGAAGGGGGCCGTATTTCTGCTCAAGAGCTGAGAGGGCAGTAAAACCGTCAATCGTATTGCCTTGCTCGTCCTGGTGCATATCGACGTCAAGAACCCAGGCGCCGAGCTTTTCGCCAGTCGGAATGCCGACAATCGCGGATGGGTTTCGCTCCCAGAAACCGCGAACAATGCGTTCGTTTAACGTTGCACCTTTGAAGCCATTGGATGTAAGCGGCGTTTTTGCGCCGATTGAGATGAACTCTCCAGTGCGCCGATCAAATTCCTCGCCTTCACATGCCCGGCAAGGAAAAACTGGAATTCCTTTTTCGTGGTAATAAAGCGCTACGTCGAGCATGGGATCATGCTCGGTTGCGTTAGGAAGCGATGCTGACATAGGCATTTGTGCCCTCATAAGCGTTGGAAGCTAACTTAGTGATTTTCTCTGCGACTTCCGGAATGAACGTTGCAAAGCGTCGCCCCTCAAATTGCGGGCCTGCAACAGATCTGGCACCGTCAGGATGTTCGCGCAGTACCAGTCCATACATTCGGAGTCCGCCTTCCACTTCCAAATCGAAGCGTGCGATGGTCTTGCCGGACCCTTTCGGGACCGGCCGTATCGATATGATCTTCAGATTCATCGCTTATGCCTGTTCTGACAACATTTCGCTGTCTTCACGTTCAACAACTGCTTGGAATTCGGAAAGGCTGGAATACACATTGCCATCATGGTCATTGGCAGTGCCGTCCGGACGCAATATCCCAACTTCATCTCGATACACCTTCCTGCCTTCGACAATAGGATACGCGCCAGTCGGGTAGATTTGCCATGCGACAATCGGAAGGTGAGACCACTCGCGCTTGCCCCCATTGATTGGTGCAATCAACTGATAGAAACCAGCGGCTGCCGAGACTATAGTCGTCAGAACCTCTTCAAAATCTTCATTCGATGGTTTGCCGGCGATCATTTCATTGTTCGACATTTCGAAACGCACGGTGCCGTTCAGCTGTTTTTCATACGAAATAACGGAATCCACGTTAACGCGAACGCCGCTCTCCAGACGGATAAATGGCATGTATTCCTCGTGTTTAGTTTGTGGTTGGTACGGTGGTTGAAGCGTCTGAGACTGCAAGCTCTTCAGCAATCGCAAATCCGCGCATGAATTCCCCGTAACTGATACGGGGGAAGCGGTGTTTGATTTGAATGACCGCATTTTCGGGCGGCATCCCGCGATATTCCTCAATGAGGAAGCGGGCGAACTCTGGGGCAAGGTCGGTCAATGGTCGTCCTCATCGGCTTCTTCCTGAAGCTTGAGGAACTCAGCAAAAGCTTTGTCTTTAGCTGCTGACAGACCGGAGACCATTGCCAGCCAGTATTCGGAGTTGGTGAGGCCCTTGTATTCGGGCAATTTTTCCAGCTCGAGTGAAAGCGGCGAGTCATAGTTTATATGTGCGAACTGCTCTTCAACGAAATCGCTGACTTTCTGGGCCACAGCTTCAATTTTCTCGGCCTTATAGATCGGTACAAGTTTCATTTTCATTCTCCTCGTATTGTGGTAGCTGGTTCGGTGGTTTTACTCAGCCGCTGCCGAGTGCTTCGCCAATGTGACCAATTGATCAAGTCGGGTGGCGAAATCGTCATCCGAAAGCACTGAGCGATCGGCTAGCAGCCCATGGCTACGCGCCAAAAGCTCGGCTGAATTATCTGCAAGATACAGGTCCAACTTTCGAGTTTTACCCATTGCCAACATGACCGTAGAAGTGAGGAAGTCTGGGAAATTCTTCACTATGTCTGCCAGCCGAACGGACCCCTCGTGCTGGTCGATAAACGCTGCGAGACTGTCCGCTTGCTTACGGATGACGCTAACGGCCACTGAGGCTTCCGGGCTTACTGATTTCTGGGATTCTGCTGCAATATTCAT